CGCAGAACATTGCATAAAGTATCCTTTAATCCAACTTTCTTCTTTCAATCTACCTGAAGTCTTAAAGTCAATGATAGATAATTTGCCATCATATTCTGCAATACAGTCAACTCTACCAGCAACTTTTAGATGATGCGAATACAAAGGAATCTCTAGTGCATGAATATTGTTTACGTGTTCATCCAATAAAGGCTGTAACGATTTGAACATAGCAATAGAATCTGGCATTGTCTTGTGTATATGCGCTGGATTTGTGCGAGCATAATCTTCTTCGTTATTCAAATAGTTTTCACAAATCTTGTGTACTTTAGTTCCACGATTGGATGCTTTAGTTGAAATACGATTAGCTTCTTCTTCACCCACCCGTCTTCGCCACTCTATGATCTTATCTTTGCCGTGTTGAGAAGTAATAGTAGTCACAGAAGGATACAGTAATCCTTCTGGTGTTTTGTAGAATCGTTTACCGTTTATTGTTTCGGTTTCCAAATCATAGTCAATGTCGCATCCAATATGTTTAAATTTCACTTCAGTATCCTGTAGTTATAATGATATTTTATTTAGCAGTCTCTATTCCATCTTCGTATTGCAGTTTAGCAAGAATGTAATCTTTTACCAATGAGGAACGAACAATATCATCTACAGTAAATTCAATCTTTGTAAATGCATTCATGTGATATGCAATGTCAAAGAATTTAAGAATACCTGATACATCATTCTTTTTCTTATTCAAGTCGGTTTGGCGATAGTCACCACACCAAATAATCTTAGATCGATAACCAACCCGTGTCATTACGGTGTCAATTTCTTCATACGTCATGTTTTGCATTTCGTCAACAATAATGATAGCATCATCAAATGACATACCACGAATGAATGATGTAGAAATAAATTCAATGTGCCCTTGTTCTTCTAATCTATCCCATGCATCTTTGCGACCAAACAATGTGTCGCAGATTTGACGATATGGTTGTTGATAGATTTCCATCTTCTCATTTACGTCACCTGGCAAATGTCCAATCTCTCGGCTTTGAACCGCAGAACGTACTACAATAATTTTATCAAATGGATTTGATTTGTCCATCACTTCTTCGATTGCTTTGTATAGCGCACAGAATGTTTTACCTGTACCTGCTACACCATGAAGTGCTACGAAATAGTCTCCACGTTTATATGCATCAAAAAAGAGTTTTTGGTTTTCTGTTAAGGGTTCAAATGTTTTTAAATCATCTAGTCTAAGTCTGAGTGTATTATTGACTGATTTTAATTTAGGAGGGGTTTGAAATTCTGGTTCGGTATTTGCCATTTTAGATACAGCAGGTTTTCTTGCCATGGGTGCCCTTTTTGATGTTGTAGTATTTCTATGCGTTGCCATTATTAGAACGTGTTAACGTTTCCTAAAGGATGCGCTTCTTTAGCTTTAGCAAGGACTTCTCTGAATCCAGCGTCTGGCTTTCGTAAACCCAACCTAACAGGATCGCCTAATGATGGTGCCCCTAGTAAAATAGATTCCAGTTGAGGATTATCTTTTAAGTATTCTTCTCTAACACTAATGCTAAAGAATTTTTCTGTTATTTCACCCGTATCTTTATTGATGAAGTTGTATGTTGGCACTATTTACTCCGTATGAGAACCATTCTGGGATTTCTCTGTTTTTCCAATTAGCGAATCTCGCCTTATCATGTATATAGTAGTTTTGATACGAACGAATAGAATCATTCGTTACTTTGTATATATCTGGCATCGCAGGCGTAGGTTCTGTGAATGGAATGTCAGCAATGTTCTCTGGAGGCATACGGAGGTGCTTTGCATATTTTTCACATGCATGATTCTTGCCGTATCTATGTGTGTACTCAGCCAATAGATGAGTCCACATTTGATACAGCCACATATAGTTTTGTTTGCTTGCACGAACCCATATATTTGACGGATGATTAACATGTGATGCTTTCATCAAGCTGTGTTCAATGATTTCGTTTTTCATGCGCCAACGCTGAATGCTACGATTATTAGCAGTCTTATCAATATACTTTTCACCATCAAGAACACGGTGTGCAGTAGACATGAGTTGTGCATATTCAATAATCATTTTAACAACGTGTTTGTCTAAGTGCATTTCAGCACAGACTTTTGGATTGGGATCAAGATAAAAGATGTTCATATTTTTTCTACAATAATTTTGTCGCCATTGTCTGTACCAAACGACATGTTATCATAGTATACACGAACAAGACCCTTTCGTGCAAGCGAAACACAGGTAATACATGCACCAAAGTAATTTACATTTTCGGTAATCTCATCAACAGATTGGCTTGGAACACCTTCAGCACGGGATAACATTTCTGTCATTAACACAATGTCTTCCATTCGTTCGTTGAATTCGCTGTCGCCTTCATCAATTATTTCCATCAGCACTTCTAAATTTTCATTAGAAAGTTTTTTAAAGAATCTACCCAATGATGTGTACGGATTACGCATTAACATTTTTGCTACTGATTTTGTTACTGGTAAAAGTTTATCTGATTCAATGATCTTTTCCATATCTGGATGTGAATTCTCAAAGTCAATAGGATCGTCTTCCATTAAATCTCCACGTATTTTAGTTTAAAGTTATCGGCACGATTTTCATAATTAATGTAACCACGTGGATTGCAAACAACCCTAGTAGTACCAATCATATAATCAAATTCTTCGTGCGTATGTCCGTGAGTCCACAATTTTATTTGTGGACGATCCAAGATGAATTGATCTAAACGGCTACTGTAAGCACCATTCACAATCACTTCGGTTTGATATCGTGGATGTGTAGATGTTTTGCTAGGTGCATGATGACCAACAACAACATACTTACCGAGAGGCTCACTTGTTACGTTAATGTATTGTAACATTTTTTTATGATCTTGTACAGTATCTTCTGGCATGAATTTGGCAGGACGTTTATGAAACGTAGGAATCTGAGTGCCCTCTTCATTCACATCAAATGTTCGGTATGAAACCATTTCGGAACTACTATTTTCAATAACACGAAAATCATTCATCACACCACGAATGTGTGCAAGTGTAACAGGGTCTTGTGCATTCATATCGGTCCACAATGTGCCACCAATAAATGTTACGTCATCAATTGTCACATGCTCTTTGTCGAGGATGTGCAAGTTCTCAATACGTCCAAGATAGTTTCGCAGAATCGTAAACGTTTCGGCATAGTCACCATTGTAGTGTTCGTGGTTTCCTGCAACGTAAAGTACTTTTGGAAATTCGGATGCACAACGGCTGAAGAAGTCATAGTACCTTTGGCTCTTACCATTCTCTATGATTCCATCAGATTCACGAAAATCTGAGGCAACGCAAATATCGCCAGACAGTATTAATACGTCAGCGTTTTCTTCGTTCTTTAAAATCAGATCACCAAATTCAAGGTGAACATCGGATGCAATAGCAATCTTCATTTTTACTCTCAATCTGTATGAGGTGGGAGAATATACTCTTCACAATAAAATTGTAGTTTAGCAATAGTCTCATTTACATCTTTATGCAGTATAGTAATACCGCCAGCGGCACCAAACGAATCAATTACGTCTGGTGTATCATCAACCAATATAGTAGTGGATGTTGCATATGCGGCTTTTAATTTACGTCCAGGTACAGTATTTATTTTAAATTCAATACCACGTTCGCAAAGCCACTGTGTCTTTTGAATTGTCACTTCAGTATGATACTTCATTCCACCACTTGAAGTCAACATTTCAATTTCAATGTTTTTTGGTATAGTTCGCACGTAAGCAAGCAATTCTTGCCCGCCAGGATTCCAATCTAGTGTAGCAAAGTTTTCACCTTCAATGAATTTAGTCCAGTTACTTGAAAAGTTTTTTCTACTTCTAGACGAATTAGGACTTTCATCAAACAATTCAATATAGCGGTTCTCGAAAGAACACAAAACACCATCCATGTCTAGATAAAGTTTACTCACACCCATATAATCAATCCAATAACAATCATAATCACAAGATACTCCATAAGAGTAAAATGTTGTATCATCTTATAGAACCAGTCATACTTCAATAATTTTTGGTATAAGTTCATTCTGACATTCTCGCAATTAAATTTTGTAAAACAGGTTCAATCTCAAAAGAAGGAATGCTTGACATATACTGAACGTATGTTACAACGTCAGCACCAGTCAAGCCTTTATCCCACGCTTCAAGGATGTATCGTTCTATTACTACACGGTCATCCATATCACTCCAATAATTATGTTCGAATATATGCTTCAGCAAATTGGCGGTCTTCAAAGTCCTCAACGTCTGTATCGATTTCATCTAACAGGTTGACGGGTTTCTTTGCAGAAGACTTTGCCATTGCAGACATAATTCCATCAAGGGAATCACCAGCACGAACGGGCACAGGAGTAACTTTCTTAGCTTTCACAGGCTTTGCGGCTTTAACAACAGCAGTCTTAACTGTAGTTGTCTTAGGCTTTGCAACAGCTTTGGTAGCTGAAGCGGCAAATGCGCCACTAGCAATTAGTTGTTTCATTTCGTCAATGTTGACGAGTTCGTAACCAACTACCTTGCGACCATCACGGACGCTTTTGATGATAGCACCAGCAAAGATTTTCGTGTCGAGTAACACATTCGAAACCCGGTACACGGAGTCGTATTGCATTTCTTCACAAAGTTTCTCTGCACTAAAAACACCGCCCTGTGAGAGGACGACAATAGCTTTTTGCCAACGATTTGATTTTGCCATAATATATTTCCTTAAAAAGAGTTAATCAACAGATACATGGTAACACACCATGGGGTGTTTGTCAAGCGGTAACGACAAAAGGTTTGTCCCACTTACCAACATTGATATGAGCATAGTAAGCGGTATCGAAA